CGGTGGTGAACGCCCGAAAGCGCATCGACCAGGCGCGTGCCATCCTCGGGCCGAGCATGTGGCCGGTCACCGTGGACGTTGTCGGATCCGGCATGAGCCTCCGCGAACACGCGCTCCGCGCCTCGTCGGGCGTGCACCGTGTCACGCATCACGAGGTCCGCGGCCGGCTGCTGGCGGCACTGGATTTATTGGAGCGCGCCTGGCAATAACACAACATATTGTGTTTAGGGGTTGACTGGGACCCAATATTTAGTAGAATTTGCTGAGATGGGAACCCTAGCGTCCTCCCTGGACCTTCTCCTCAGACCCCATCTACCTGAGAAAGCCCTGCCGTGACCCACTCGGCGGGGCTTTCTCGTTTTTAACCCCGCACAGGAAGGATCGTTTGATGCCAGGACATTACGGCAAGGGCATGGCCATGAAGAAAAAGGTCAAGAAGCAGAAGAAGAAAGCGACTGCGATGAAGAAGACTTCAGCGCGCAAGAAATCACGCCGGATGTAATGGCGACATCGATCAAGGCTGCGTTCGTAAAGTCACACGGACGCAGGAAGAAGCCGGCGCGATCTGCGAAATCCGTGAAAGCGGCGCGCCGGCCCAGTAACGCAAGGAGATCGAGGTAATGGCGAAGCGCGGTCTCTATTCCAACATCCGCGACAAACGCAAACGCATCAAAGCCGGCTCGAAGGAGCGTATGCGTAAGCCTGGCTCCAAAGGCGCGCCGACTGCGGCTGCATTTCGGGCGTCCGCCAAGACTGCAAAGAAGCGTAAGAAGCGCAAGTAATGGCAAAAGGTGTGGGGCACTATTTACGCGACGGAACGAAACATAGCGGCGGTACTCATAAGATGCCGAACGGTGAGGTTCACTCTGGCGCGCGTCATGGAAAGAATAGCAAGAAGCTCTTTCACTTCGCTGAGTTATCTGCGCGTGCAAAGTCGAAAGCGCGCAAGCGCAAGTAATGGCCCAGAAGGCAATCCGGCGCACGACGAAAGGCAAAAGCGCTAACTACCGAAAGACCAAGGCCGGCGCAGGCATGACGAAGAAGGGCGTTCGTGCTTATCGCAAGGCGAACCCTGGATCGAAGCTGAAGACCGCTGTCACCGGCAAGGTGAAGAAGGGGTCGAAGGCAGCAAAGCGACGCAAAAGCTACTGCGCCAGGTCTCTCGGCCAGCTCAAGCGGAGCTCGGCCAAAACCCGTAACAACCCCAACTCTCGCATACGGCAGGCGCGCCGGCGGTGGAAATGCTGATGGCCGAAACGAAGAAGAAAAACGGACGACCGACTAAGTTTCAGGACGCGTTTACCGATCGCGTGTTCGACTTCGCGTTGGTCGGCATGACGGACGACGAGATTGCCGGCGCGCTGAAGGTCGACCGCGCGACGCTCTATCGTTGGAAGAACTCTCACGCGGAGTTTTGCGACGCCATAAAAAGGGGCCGCGATCGTTACGATACGGAGGTCGTCGAGAAAGCGCTGCAACAGCGTGCGGCGGGCTACGAATACACTGAAGAGGTTATGACACGTGACGGGCCGTCCGTGATTACCAAGCGGTTTCACGGATCCGACACGGCGGCGATTTTCTGGCTGAAGAACAGACAGCCGGAACGGTGGCGTGACCGCGTAGAACACGAAATGCGCGCTGCTGTCGCTGTCGCCGACGCCCGAACCGACGCCGAGAAGGCGAGATTGATAGCGTTTGCATTGGCGAAGGGTGCCAATGAAACAGACACTTGATGCCTACCTGGACAGGCTGACGGGCCTCGATGATGACAAGGTCGACCAGCTTGTTGAAGAAGCAAAAGCACTTATCGGTGATCGACCCTGGATCCCTAATCCGGGACCGCAGACGCAGGCGTTCTACTCCGATGCTGATCTGCTGCTTTACGGAGGGCAGGGCGGCGGCGGCAAGACGGACCTCATTGCCGGCCTCGCCCTCACCGAGCATAGCCGCAGCCTGTTACTGCGGCCGCAATACACGGATCTAGGTGCGCTTATCGAACGCGTGGTGGCGATCTCCGGCAGTCGTAAGGGGCTGAACTCGGCACCGCCGGCGCAGTACAAGTACGACGATCGTGTTATCGATTTCGGTGCCGCGGCGTCGCTCGATCGGGCAGAGACCTGGCAGGGTAACCCGCATGACCTGATCGCGTTCGACGAAGCGTGTCAGTTCCTCGAGCCCGTGGTCCGGTTCCTGATGGGCTGGAACCGTGCAGCGGATAAGGAACTGGGCGGCACATCGAGACAGCGGGTCAGGACGGTGATGGCATCGAACCCGCCGATCAGCGCGTCCGGTGACTGGGTCATCGGCATGTTCAGGCCGTGGCTCGATATCACGCATTCGAGCCCGGCGGAGCACGGTGAGCTTCGTTGGTTCATCACGGATCCGGACGGCAAGGACCTCGAGGTCGACGGCCCTGACGACATCAGGACGTTTGATCACGTCGACTACATACCTCGATCGCGGACGTTCATCCCGGCAGCACTGTCGGATAACCCGTTTCTGGTAGAGACAAACTATCAGTCTACGCTCGATGCGATGCCGGAGCCGCTGCGGTCTGCAATTCGGGACGGTAACTTCATGGCGGCCCGTGAGGACGATGACTGGCAGGTGATCCCGACCAACTGGGTACTGACCGCCAACGAACGATGGCACAAGGGCAAGGAAAACAAGCCGCTGTCAGCGATCGGTCTCGATGTCGCGCGCGGCGGACGAGACGACACGGTCTTCGCGCCACGCCACGGCAACTGGTTCGACGAGCTCACGGTCGTGCCAGGCCGTGACACGCCGGACGGTCCGAGTGTTGCTGTCCTGGCGGCCGGTATGCTGCGAGAGGACGCCATCGTCGCGGTCGATACCATCGGCATCGGGGCAGATGCAGAGACAGCGTTGAAGAACGCAGGGCTGCCGTATGAGGCCATGAACGGCGCCGAGAAGGCATCGGGTCATACACGTGACGGCAACTTCAGTTTCTACAACCACCGATCGGAGATGTGGTGGCGGATGCGGGAAGCGCTCGATCCGGACTACGGTCTCGAGGTCGCACTGCCACCGGACCCGAAACTACAGGCTGACCTGACAGCACCGACCTACAGCGTGCGACCGGGGCAGCCGCCGAAGATCTACGTCGAGGGCAAGCAGGACATCATCAAGCGGCTCGGTCGATCACCGGACCGGGGCGATGCTGTTGTCTACGCCTGGAACGGTGGCAGCCTCGACGCCGGACCACGTGCCAGGCTGCGGTCACGGACGGCGGTAGGTGCGACACCGAAGCCTGAGATGGACTACGACGAGCTGCGGTATGGCTGACGTTGCATCCTGGACACGGCCGGCGACACACGACGACCTGGCCGTGATGCTACTCGGTGCCCGCGAGGCTAACGCCGAGAGCGACTGGGGACTGACATGGAACCACGACTACGCTGAGCAGTACCTGACGGCGCTGATCGACAGCCCGCACACTGACGCGATCCTGGTCGAGATGGACGGCGCCCTTGGCCCGATCATCGCGGGCGCTTCGTTCGTCGCAGCGTCCTACGAGTTCCATGACGAGCCGCTTTGCTACGTGTGCAAGTTCTGGATCCTGCCGGCGTACCGCCGCGGGGACCTGTCTACCAAGCTGACCCAGTCGACCATCGACTGGGCAAACGACCACGGATGTTCACACATCTTTACAACCGCAACCGCCGGCCTCGATCGCGTACAGCAATCGTTGTTCGTGCGCCTGATGAAACGACACGGGTTCGATGACGTCGGCCCTGTCATGCAACTATCTCTGGAGGATTAAAACATGGGTAAATTTACACCAGCACCGCCACCCGCCCCGCCGGCTCCGCCGCCGGTCCCGACCATCGAGGACCCGGCTGTCGAAGAACGGGCTCGGGTAGTGGACCGGTCACTGCGCCGCCGCCGCGGTCTGGGCCAGACGATCAACACGTCCGGCGGCGGTGCAATGGGCACGGCCGACACCCGGCGTTCGACGCTCCTGGGTGAATGATGTGGGTAAGTTTGATGCGTTGTTTCAGACGCAGCGTGGACCTCTTGCGCCTGCCGGCGCGGAAGATCCTGTCGAAACTGCGATGCGTGATCTCGCGCGGACTCCGGTTCGCGAAGACGAAGATCGCATGGATCAGGGACAAGCTCGACGTCCAGTAAGGCGTCGCCCGCGTCCGACGATGGTCGGTAACCGCTGATGGATAAACGCACCAAGCAGGTCCTGACACGTTACGAGAGTGCAAAGTCTGCGCGCTCGCAACTGAACCAGGTGTTCGAAGAGATCGCCGAGGTGCTGTCACCGGAACGTGTCGGGTTCACGACCTCGAACTACGGCAACCGTCGATCGGTCAAGATCTACGACACGACACCGATCGTCTCGAAGCGTGCACTGGTCAACGCGATCAGCGGCATGCTGCGGCCCAAATCCACGAAGGGTGGCAAGTGGTTCGATATCGTGCCGGAAGATGAGGAACTGCTGAAGGAGCCCGAGGTCAAGGAATGGGTCGAGGCTGCCGAGGATGTCCTGTGGCGACACATGTACAACCCCGACAGCCGGTTCATCTCCGCGCTGGGCGAGATTGATGACGACCTCGTGACGTTTGGCACTGGCTACGGTTTCGTGTCGATACGTCCCGACATGCGGGGCCTCTACTCCAAGGCGTTCCACCC